TTCCAATACGGAAGGGTTCAAGGTAGAAGACCTTACAGAAGAGGAGTTCTACACAATTAACTCAAATCCAAAAGCAATCGATACAGGTGATGGATTGAATGGTGAGGTGGTTAGATACTACTACGCTGTAGATGTTGGATTGGGGGCTACTCTAATCAAAGAATCAAGGAAGTTATGTAGACAACTAATCAGAAAAGATTTGGTTTATAGAGATGATGATTTGGTTCAACTATCAGCAGAAGTAAATGCTGATGCTAACAATAGAAAGTTAGTTCCAAGAACTGCCGGTACATCCGTTAACTTGAAGATTTACAAATCAGGTAAGTATTGTAGACATTTGTTCAAGAAGATTATTTGGAAGATACCTCAGGGTGTTTCAACAGAAGAGTTTGTCAGTAAGATTCCAAAGAGAGCAAAGACAGCATTGGCATCGAACATAGGTGAAGGTAGACCATCAGTAGAACTACAAGCAGGTAGAGGTGGTATCAGTGAGTATAAGATTTATATGAACTCACAAGAAGGTGCAATCGGTCTATTGGAAGGTCTTGTTGTTTATAATTCCCCCAAAGCAATGTTTGAAGGTGAACCATATGCAACAGCAATATGTGAAATAGAGTTCGAAGGTGTTAGAGGTTTCATCGGTGGTATACCTGAAAATGATGACTACTTCAATGCAGATGTGAAGGTCTTAAACTCCGTTAGAATGGAGGAATTTGAATCATATGATGACTACCCCCAAGTGATTAGAGATAACGCAGCAAGAGGTATTAGATTGAACGAGGAAGTGGGTAATAAGTGTGCGACCCAAACTGGTAAAGTCAGGGCTCAGCAATTAGCACAAGGTGAACCCATTTCAGAGGAAACTATAGCAAGAATGTACTCATATCTTTCAAGAGCAAAAGAATATTACAACCCATCTGACACTGAAGCGTGTGGTACAATATCTTATTTGTTATGGGGTGGTGAGGAAGCCTTAGGTTGGAGTGAAAGAAAGTTAAGACAAATACAAGAAGAACTTGTAAAAAGATATGAGTATAGAATGGGTTGTGTTCAGGGTTACTTAGATAATGGTTATGGTGAAGATGAAGCGAGAATGAAATGTTATGAGGAAAGATACCCTGAAACAAGAGGTTACCCCGATGATGTATTACCATTGTCAGAAGATTTCATTACACCCAATCCATGTCAAGAAGGTTATATCGCATATGGAACAAAAATCAAAGATGGTAGAGAAGTTCCAAACTGTGTAAAAGCAAATCAGAACTTTGCTGATGAATTGAATTACGAGGTTACAACAGTTGTAATGGAACCCAATAGGTACATCCCCCGTAGGTCGGAGTTAGGTGACTTATACTATGTCTTCTTTAGTGAAGATACCATTAGAAAGATGGCTCGTAAGTTCTTCAAAGAGGACAGACACAAATCATTTAATTATGAACATTCTGGTTTAGAATTGAATGGGGGATATGTATATGAATCTTGGATTGTTGATGACCCTGAAAAAGATAAAGCAGCAACAATGGGATTCAAAGTAAACCCTGGCACTTGGATGGCAACAATCAAGTGGGATAATAAACAGATGTTTGAAAAATATGTCCTATCAGATAAGACAAAAGGTATATCACTTGAAGGGAGTTTCCTATCAAGACCTGGTAATCTAAATGCTGTAGGAATGAAACAAATAGGTGAGATGGATGGTCTCCCCATATTTGATAATGAAGAAGAAGCAAGAAAATACGGACTTGAGAAATATGGGTGTGTTGGAGTACACCAACATAGACCAGGTGAGTATATGCCTTGTGAAGCACACGATATTCTAATCGATGTACAAAATAGTTTGTATAATTCAAAAGATGAAGTATTTATATCAGAGATTAAGTCTATCATAAACAATTTTTATAAATCACAAAATAATGCAATATAAAGACGCATTGAGTAAAATTGCTGAATTAGTGGGTTATAAGTTCAATGACGAAATAACCAAAGTTGAATTCGAAAGAGTTGCACTTGAAGGTGGTGAGGTATTCATATCAAACCAATCTGAAGGTGATTTAACTTTAGGTGATACAATCTATATCGAAACTGAAGAAGGATTTGAACCAGCACCTGCTGGTACTCATCGTTTAGATGATGGTAGAGAGATTGTATTGGATGAAGAATCAATATTGGTTGAAGTTCGTGAAGAGCCCTCATCAGAGGAAGAAGTGGTTGTAGAAGAAGCGTCAAAAGACGAAGAAGAAATGTCTGAAGAGACAGAATCATCTGAAGATTTTGAAACATCTAATACACAAATCACAGAACTCAAAGAGGCTATTCACGATTTGTTATTGGCTTTTAATACACAGATTGACGCTATGAATGAGAAATTCACAACATTGGAGGCTGACTACAACCAATTCAAAAAAAGTGAGTCAATTCCACCCCTCAAATCAGATAAGGAATACAAAGAAAACTTTTCTGACTTTAGAGTAGGTATGATTAATAAACTTAAAGAAAATAAAAAATACTAAAATGAGTAACTTAAGAAAGGAAAAGTTTAGTTTTGACATTTCTGCAATGTCTGATTATGTTGCAGCAAACGAAACAGAACTTTTAACAAAAATCGTAATCGGTTCTAACCTTGCGGAAGTTGTTTCAGTTTTCCCTAATATAAAGAATGCGGAGTTAGTTCCAATCTTCAACACAGGTGACATTGACACAATCGCAACAACTGGTCACTGTGGTACTAATTTCGGTGATGTAACAATGACCGAAAAACAACTCACAGTTTGTGACTACAATATAAACAAAGGATACTGTCCTGAGCAATTAGCAACTACCATCATGGGTATGAGATTAGCACCAGGTTCTTATAACGAATCAACAGGTGCTGAAGAAGCATTCATCGATGACTTGGCGGCTAAGGCGGCTGTATTCACAGAGAGAAAGTTCTGGCAAGGTACATCTGCTGCTGATTGTGCTGCTGGTATCAACGAACAGTTGGATACAGCATCTGCATCAACAGTGAATGTTACATACACTGCTATGACACCATCAAACGCTTTGGATGTTGTTGATACTTATGTCACCAACTTACCCGACGCTTTACAATTCTCACCAACCACATTGTTCTTGAACAGAGGTGATTATCAAGCATTGTTATTGGCTCTTAGAGACGCTAACTTCTTCGCTTATACCGTTGAAGGTCAAACACAGATGCCAGGAGCAATCTTAATTCCTGCGACAAACACAATGGCTGTCAGCACAGAGATTGGTGCTGGTAGAGCATTATTAACTTATGGTCAGAACCTCGCTTACGGATGTGACTTGTTAAATGATTCGTCTAACGCTGACGCATGGTACAGTAAGGACAATAAACAGTACAGAATTAATGTCGCTTGGAGAGCGGGTGGAGTTGTTTTCTTCCCTGAACTCTGTGTGAGAATTTCGTAATAAACCCGATTAAAAACAAAATACAATGGCTAATAACTGCGTAATTACAACAGGATTAACACTAAATTCATGTGTTAATAACCAACCGGGAATCGATTCACTCCATGTGTTGACAACCACTGGAACTTCTATCGACTTAACAGGCATAACCTATGCATCAAGTGGTGAAATCACTGCGATGAACTCTGATGTAACAGGTGTGTTTAGAAAAGTTGACTTAGTAAGAAACTCAGCGGCTGTCCTTTCCGAAGAGGTTAATGTTAATACCGCAAGTTTGTCATTTACATTTGTTCCTTCATTACAGTTTCAGATTCCAGGTTGGAATCAGGAATATACTGAACTTTACCAAGAATTGGTTAAGAGTGTAGGTTCGGTGTTTATTGTCAAACTCAAAAGCGGAAAATACTTCTTGGCTTCACCAAGTGGTATGTATATCTCAAGTGCAACTATCAACTCAGGTTCCGTACCTGGTGACTCACAGTTGTACGATTTGACATTCACTTCTGATGAATTGATTTCAGTTCCTGAAATGGATGTTTCATCTGATTTGGCTACTTTCTTTAGTGGTACAAATCTTTCTGTTGACAGAGAGTAATCTGTTAACCTATAAAACAGAGGGGGGATGTAGTGTCCCCCCTTTATAGCCTAAACTTTGTAAGATAATATGCCTTATATAGATAAAGATTTTAAACCAACAGTATTCGAATATACCAATGTCAATGATTACAATCGTCTATTGGTGTATTATCCACGCAAAGGTGGTAGAAGAGTTACTGACCCATTTGCATGTGACTTTACATTCTCACCAATATTCCCACAAAGTCCGACACCCACAAGCACTGTGACTCCAACAATCACTCCTACAACAAGTGTCACTCCCACACCATCTATCACCCCATCGGTTACTGTGACACCGACACCAAGTCCTTCACCAATAGCGTTTGATAGTGATGCTGCGGCTTATTTATCTGATGTAATTGCTTCAGGTGGTACAACAAACGCAACAATTAGTGGTGCGACTGATACATTATTCAAAGACCTTAAGTCAGCAGGACTTTATAGTAAATTAGATTTATTCTATCCATTTGTTGGAGGAACAGCAGCATCACATGCAATAAATGCATTGCGTAATAAAACTTATGATATTAGTTGGAATGGTGGTATGACGCATGGGGTATCTGGTTCAACAGGTAATGGTTCAAATGGTTGGGGTGATTTAACCTTTGCTATTGATGATTTAACAACAAGAACATTAGGTTCTTGGGGATTATATATAACAGACGCAAACTCAGCATCAAATAATGGATTACACGGAAACTTTGATGCGGATAGAACAACAATTGCTCCATATAGGGCAACTTCTACTGTTAATCGTTATAACTTTATGTATTCACCATCACCTGGTATTTCACAACCAACAAATATAGATGGAAACCATACCGTAGTAAGAACAGGAACAACAGAGTTTGCTGTATATGTTAATGAAACACAACACGCAACCGCTTCAGGGTATAGTACTGCTGCGGCAACAAACTTAATGAGTTTATTTGTATTTACTGCAAGTGGTTCACCAACAGCAGGCACATATAGAGATGATACTTTAGGCTTCTGTTATTTCGGTTCAGATATAGATTATAGTGAGACAATCACATTACAAGGAATAATAAACGACTTCCAAACTGCATTAAGTAGAAATACATATTAATATGTCACAAATAGGAATAACAATAGAGAGTAGTAATTTTAACGGTGAGAGTGTAGATATATCTTTTGCACCATACACAGGTGGTACAATAAATTTGGGGACACAGACAATACCTTATGATTACTTATCAACAAATTATGAAGGTGTTTATACAATAGACATTCCTTCTGTCCCTAAGACTTGTTTCTTAACTGTTGGTACTGCACCGAGTCCTACGCCAACTCCGACTGCAACTATTACTCCGACTCCAACACCTACACCATCAGCATCAGTACCATCATTTGACGCTGATGCTGCCGCTTACTTAGCAGAAGTTGTTGCTTCAGGTGGTACAGTTGATGCCGCTATGAGTGCAGCAACCAACACATTGTTTGTTGACTTAAAAGCGGCAGGTTTCTACTCAGATATTATCTTCTATCCAATGATGGGAGGTACCGCTGCATCACACGCAATTGAAGCAACATTAAGTGGTAACGATATTACTTGGCAGGGTGGTGTCACACACACAGTTAGTGGTGCAACAGGTAACGGAACTAATGGTTATGGTGAACTCGTAGGCGTTCACAGAGGAACTGTTGGTGCTTGTGGTGATTCATCATACGGTATGGAAATACAAAACGACCCAAGTGCTCAAGCAAAATATGATATGCAAATGAGTTTTGTTGATAATAATGTTGTTATCGGGTCATATAATGGTACAACAGCATATGTTAGAAGAGCAAGTGGATTTAAGACAGGTTCTAATACTAATAGAACAGGACTATTTGTTAGTACTCAAACGGGAACAACGAGTGGTACAGGTAAATTAATTAGAAATGGTAATATCACACTTATTAATACAGTACAAACCGACCAATGCACAACAACAGGTGATAGTTGGTTAGGTAAAGGTGGTGGAGGTGGTGGCGCTACTAATACTAGAACTTATAGTTTCTTGTTCTATACGAGGTACTACACAGACGCAGAGGTAGCAACATTTGCAGGAATAATAAACGACTTCCAAACAGCATTGGGAAGAAATACATACACATAAAAATAAAGTAATATGGCACAAGTAGCAATTTTAACAGTGAACGAAAAAGACTCTTTAGTGGGTCAGAAATATGATAGTGTATCATACTTTAATCCCATCCAAGATTGTAATGATGATTGGATAATTTCAAAGGAAGAGATTGATGCAAACATCTATTCTGAATTTGATTGGTTATATGATTTAGCATTATCAGATTATTGTCCAAAACCAGTACCACCTATCACAGGTGATACGGGTGATTTCTTGGGGGAGTAAATGGATTATAAATTCAAGAACATAACCATAGACCTTGAAGATGATTTGGTGGGTGTAATGACCTACTTTAAGGACAAACAGAGGGTAAAAACATATTGGTTCTCAATGCCCGAAGCCTTGGATATAGATAAACTGTTGGAGGATACAAAAAAAATAATCAATCGTTGAGTCAAGAAGAGTTTTATAACTTACAATCGAAACATAGGGGTAAAAAAACATTTAACTTCTATGACAAGTTTGTGCCACAACCTTTCAAGATTACACCATCTGTGACACCATCGATTACTCCAACTACGACACCATCTATAACTCCGACTCCAAGTGCAAGTTTACCACCTTGTACTTTATATCAATCATTCTGTTTCTATGCTTCAGATGGATTGAGTTATATTAATGGTATATACAATAGAATACCAGGTAAATCAGGTGCGGTAACTTTAACTAACATTTCAGGAACTACTTATGAAGGTGAAATAGATTGTAGTTCAAATTATGCAATTTATACAGGAACAACAGCGGCATCAACAACTGGTGTTTGGATGTTTGATACTAATGGTGATTTCTTACACTTTGAACTACTATCAGGTAACTTTGCATGTACACCATTTCTTTTTGAAGTAAAATATCAACTTGTTGAATACCCCACACCAACAACTTTCACTTGTGATGGTATTATTTACCCTGACCAATCAGACCTTCAGGGTTATATTACATATGGTGGAGTTTGTCCGACACCGACACCAAGTGCGACACTGACTCCCACACCGAGTATTACTCCGAGTGAAGTACCTTTACCAAATGACTCTTATGTTGAGGTTGACCAATTCTTCACTACACCAACTTCATATTCATATGGATGTTTCTCATTGAGTGGTACAGGTTATATTGAAAGAATAAGTATATCAGAGTATCAATTTGTTGAAGGTACACACCCCGATGGTAACAACTATTCATTCTATGTTAAAAATCTAAGTGCAGATACTGTTGCATTATGTTGGATGACTACTGATAGATTTGAACCAAAAACATGGGAATGGGCTACAATCAATATACCTAATAAAACAAGTACTGGTTGGACAGATGGTGAAACATTCCCATCATTAAATTCACAAAGAACTACCCCATATACAGACAATACAACAACAAATGGGTATCATTACCCAAGTAGAAGTGGTGTTGACTATTACTGTGGTTCTATACCTCCAAGTGCAACACCTGGTTTAACTCCCACACCAACACCAAGTTCTGTATATCAGAATGGATTTAAACTGACTAATACAAACTTAGGTATGGATGGAACATATGTATTAGCAAATACAGGGTTCTATGACCAATTTAGAGGTTCATCTGCCGGTCAATTCTACACTGGTTGGGTATGTATAAACCCCGCTACTTTTATACCACCTTATGGTAACCTATACAAGAACATCAATGATGATGATAAATTCGTTAATGTTGAATCATTTAATGGTGGTAATGTAGTTAGATTATATAGTGGTTCATTAACTTCACAAATACCATCTGACCCCAATAATCCATTCTCTTGTAATACAAGATTATTCGATAGTTCAAGAGACTTTGGATATAACTTTACTGGTTCAGCAACGACATATTGTAGTTTATCATTCCCTGTGTCAGGTTCTACGACATTTGGTGATGTGGAATACTTACCATGTATATAAGGAAATATTAATATTTATCATAGATGTTATATATAAAGTCAAATCAATTTAATACGGTCTACACTTCGGTTAGTCCACACAAGACAATATCAAATCCCACTTATTTGATGTGTCTTGAACATGCCCAATCAGGAAAGAAATATTCATTCATTCCACAAAATATAACATCATTCAGTGGTTCACCTTATAACGATAGATATGATTTATTCAGGTTTAAGGTTGCAGAATCAGGTGTTGATTTGACTGGTGGTACAAGAGCGTGGTATTATCAAATATCTCCAACAATACAATATGCTAATTTAACTCAATCAGCAAATAAAGGTAATAGATATATCTTTATGAGTTGGGAAGGTGCACCTGATGGTGAATGGGGTGTGTACATTGACAGTCCAAATGTAGGTGAAGTTGTCACTGGTGGTACTTGGACTATTGATGGTGTTTCAGTACCCATTGAACAAATATTAGATTTTGGTAAAGGTAATATAGGTATTTCAGTATGGGTAGATGGTTCAAATACATCAGGAACGACATATCAATATTCATTCACAACAAATAGTGGTAGAACATTTAGTGATACACTTTATTTAACCAGTATGGATGAGATAGATGAATATAAGCCTTGGGACTATTACACTAATCCATGTAATGTTGGTATATTACCTGCAGCAGGTTGTCCAGGTTATCCCACAACATATCTTGGTGAAACAACTGTTAATATTGATGAAGTAGGTCAATTCTATTACTCAATTAGGGAACAAACATCAAAGATAAACACAAATTGTTCTTTATCAGGAGATAAATTGGAAACAGGTTTACTTTATTTGACACAGGACTTCACCGATACTTATTATTATACAGGTGGTACTGTGAATGTTTATGACCCCACTGAAACACAAACATATCATATTTTACAAGAAGATGATTTCCACATATTAACTGAAGATAACAACTTATTAACTCAAGAATAATGGCTGATTTAAAAATATCACAACTTACTGAACTAACCGCAAGAACTGAACAAGATGTTGTTGCAATTGTAAACGGAGGTACGACAAAGAAAATAACTGTTGAGGATTTCATCAGAGAACCTGTATTAGACGCAGGTAATGTATCAGGTGCTTTAACTGTTGATTTATCTACAGGAAGGTGGTTCATATTCAATTTGGTTGGTAATGTACAAGTAACACTATCTAACGAAAAAGAGGGTGAGACATTCTTATTTTGGGTCTATTCAACAGGAAACAATACAATAGATAGTATGGTATTATCATCAGGTGGTAATGTGTATAGTGTGGGTGGTACTTTACCAAATCCAGCAAACAATGCATGGAATCTCTATCAAGGTTATGTGGTTAATGGTGGATTGGTATTAACAGAAATAGATAACTTTGCAGCAGTATGACAAATTTCGAAGCATTTAACATAGACTACATTGACATAGAATCAAATGTAGAAGTAAAAAACAAGAGGTATGATTACCTATTTTGGGGTAAGAACAACCTCTATCCACAATACCTATTGGGACTCTATCAGAAGTCCCCTATTCACGCCGTTGCTGCTGACTCAACAGTTACCATGTCTTTTGGAGATGGAGTCGAAATTGAGGGGTTAGGTAATGTCCTCGTAAATAAAAGAGAAACAATCTCAGGTCTATATCATAAGATACTATATGACTTCTATCTTTTCGGTGGTTATGCTGTCGAGGTTATATGGTCAAAAGATAGAAGTTCAATTGCATCGATTTACCATGTCCCATTTCAAAAAGTAAGAACAGGTTTACCTGAAATGGATAAGACAGAACCTGATACTTACTTCTATTGCGATGACTGGAATGACACAAGAAAGAACCCAATCATTGTGTATGGTGATTTAGACCCTGACAATACATCACAAAGACAGATGGTATATTACAAGAGATATGTTCCAACAGAAAACTCAACATACCCTGTTGTACCTTATCAATCAGGAATTCCTGCAATTGTCTTGGAAGGTCAAATCTTTGAATGGCACAAATCAGCCTTGAACTCAAATCTAACTCCAAATCTATTCGTTCAACTCTATGGTAATCCAACAGAGTCAGAAAGAGAAAGAGTTAAGAAAGAACTTATGGATGTGTATTCAGGTAAAGATGGTCAGAAACTTATGTTAGGTTTTGCATCAAGTCCTGAAGAAGCCGCACAGATTACTCCAATACAATCAACAGTTGGTGATGGATATTATGTGGATGTATTGAGTTATGCTTCACAATCCGTCCTCACATCATGGCAAATCTCCTCACCTCTGTTATTGGGTATCCACTCATTCAGTTCAAACCCATTCTCACAGAATGCTGACGAACTACAAGTAGCAACTGAACATTGGTTAAACTATATCATCAAACCCAAACTCATGGGATTGAATGAATCGTTGAATATAGTTCTATCAATGAAATACAATCAACCTGTTGAGATTATAAATAAATTCACAAATTACTGGTCATAATGGTATTCTTGGTAACAGAATCGTATGTCTTGGATAAGACAAACATGGATAGAAACTTACTATCTCACAACTTGAAAGCATCAATGATATTGGCACAAAAGGTCAATGTTACAGAAATCTTGGGTGATAAACTCTTGGATAAGATTTATAGTGATATTAACTCAAGTAGTTTGACTGGTAACTACAAGACATTGGTTGATGATTATCTTGTTGATGTTGTGACTTATTGGACATTGTATTATGCTACGACCAACCTATTGTCAAAAATCTCCAATAGAGGACTTCAACAGGAATTTAGTGAGAACTCCTCACAAGCAGATATAACTGTTTATAGAACTCTTAAGAGTGAGTTTCAGAACCTTGCAGAATACTTCTCTCAGAGATGTAATAAATGGGTTTTTAAAAACAGAGGATTATTTCCCGAATACGAGATTTGTTCTTCTGATGGTGAACAACCGGCAAATCCAAACAATAAGTTCTACGGAGGGTTGGTTATATGATTTTACCTGAAAGAAGAAGAAACGACTCAAGAGCGGGTTATGTTCAAAAATGTCTCAATACAAGAGAGATGAGAGAACTACCACTGGCTTATCAATACAAAAGACAACTGTGTCAAGAGTCAGAGGAACTACAGAGAAAGTTATTATAACAAGTTAACACCATACTTTTCAAACATCTTTTCTTTGAATTGTTCGTGTATATCTTCTTTCAAGTCATACCCCAAGTTCTTAAAAAAGTTATCGACAGGTTCTTTAGTATAATCAGGTGCAGATTTTGGTTTCATATATCTTGCCTCATTCTCCTTTTTCATACACTTCTTACACCATGAAGATATACCATGTTTAGATTGTCTATTAAGATAGTATTCTTCCATTGATTTCCAATCATCACATTTATTGCATTTGAAATGTAGTAGGTCATTAATAATCTTACTCTCTCTTATAGGCATACTACAAACCTAAAGGTTATTTCTTTGATTTAAAGTCCTCTTCCCAACCTGAATCATTTAATTGTTTGTTGGTTATCTCACCTGTCCATCTATACAAAGACAATCTTTTGTTTTGCATATAGGTCTTCTGTTGTTCATAGAATTCTTCGTATAGGTCTTTTGTCTTGCTCATTGTTAATACATTTTTGAAATTCGTTCATCGATACCATAATCTAATAATACGGTATTACCATTATACATTCCCCAATTCTCAATGTTGTGTAGGTCACAATTATCTATATTGAGTTGAGGTATTAGTTTTTTTACTTCTTCGATTGGTGGTCTATGACAAATCATATCACACTTGACTTGACATACAATACCAAATCTCTCCCATATAAGTGGTGCAAGTTTGTTTGTATCTTTATATTCATTCCACACCACACCTTCATTCTTTCCTTGCAAATAACCCCTATAATCGACAGGTATCTTATATACTCTGTCTTTCAGTATGATTACAGTTCGTGTCGATGCTTTAATTATCATATGTTATAGTTTCCGTTTGTTAATTCTTTTGGGTTATCGTTGAAGAATCGGTCAAGTACATTGTTCAAGTCTTCTTGTGTTGTAACAACATACCATTCCGATTTTGAGGGGTTGTCCTTGTTATATACCGTACCAATCATACCTTGATGTATCTTGATAAACTCAAGGTCGTAATTGACCCCTCTAAACACTTTCTTATCGTTGTTCTTAAACCAGTCTTTACTTAGTGGTGTCATAGGTCAAAGATAGGGAATTAGATTGGTTCTCACAAATTATTTAACAGATTTTTTCTTACAACAACCGAAACGCTTACCATACTTACGATTGTATGTATCAACGAGTTCGTTGAATTCATTTACAATCATTTCAAGAGTATAACCAAATCGTTCAGTCCAACGAGAGATTACCACTTCGTTTCCGTTCTCAAAGTGATTGATTACAGAACTCATTTCACTCATTTCCATTTCAAGTTGTTTTTTGTAAGTCATAGTATTTGTGTTTGTTATTGTTCCACAAATATACGGCAGAGTTTTCGTTCTCACAAGAAAAACCCCCACTATATTTCAAGTGGGGGCAAAAAAGTATAAACTTTATGATGATACTAGACTCTCATCATGGAGGTATATATAAATATTATTCAGGTTTGTTATCTTGCCTAAAGTAATCTCTTATCTTCTTGTTGAGTTGTTCATCACCACTCTTGTTGTATACAATCTTGATGATTGTGTAAACTATTGATGCTATCAATAATACAATCTTTAGGAGTGACTCAATCTCAGCAAATGACAATGTCATGACACTAAAGTTAATCCACATAACTTTGTCCAATATAAAATCTTTCATAACGATAAATATAATCACACAAGGACTACACCATACTTCTTCTCAACTCTGTCTATGAATTGTTGATGTATGTCTTCTTTTACATCAAAACCCAATGATTCCAATGCAAGATAACCTTGTTCTGTTTCCCAATCAAGAAGTATGGGTTGTCTATTACAAGATGATTTCCTACATTCCTTGCAATTGTATGCGAGGTTGAATGGAGGTTTTGAGTTGTCAGAATGGAAGTTGTCAGAGGTTTTGAACTCTTGACATAATGAACATCTGTATGTCCATTCACCTTCACCACTCATTACTCTTCTGTTGTTCCTTCTCTTACTCATTCTCTTTATACATAAATACTTCCATATCTCCATACTCCAATTTATCTAACCCATAATTTACCATAAGGTCATGAATCATTTTAAGGGGGTTTTTAGAGACTTTCTCTTTCTTTATATGTGTAGATATAGATTCCACATCAAACCATCTCCTTGAATGTCTTATGTGGTTTATATGTGGTCTTGATATGTCGAAGACTCTACCAATCTCACCATCTGTTAAATCTGTTGTTTCACAGAGTGTTTTAATTCTTTCTGCGGTGTTATAGTTTAGTTTTGATGCACCTATTTTTGTTTTTTGGGTCATTGTGTATTTTTTTTATATTTCATTTATGTAGCAGCCACTACAATTATAAATATAGGAAATAAAGTTTTTTTTGTAAAGTTGACAAAAAAAACAATTCATCATATATTTATTGTTATAAACATTTAAATCAAAAACTATGAAGATAGAAACAAAACCAGTTCATGTTCGAATTGAAACAAAAGAAAGACTAAAAGAATTTTGTAATCGCAAAGGTTATAAATTGGGATTCACTATGGATAAAATCATAAATGAATATTTAGAAAAGGTAGACAAATGAGTGATGACATTACAGGATTTATATTCCATAAAAGTTATTGGGATGCTATTAGTAATCTACCCGATGAGTTAAGTAGATGTAAAGTTATAGATGCAATCTGTAATTATGTCTTCTCTGATGTTGAACCTGATTTAAGCGGTATCGAAAAATCAATTTGGATTTTAATTAAACCAACATTGGATTCAAGTACAAAGAGATATAAGGCGTCAGTTGAGAATGGTAAAAAAGGTGGTCGACCAAGAGGTAAAAAAACCCAACAGAAACCTAACAATAACCTAACTGAAACCCAAGATAAAACTCAGGTTAAACCTAATCAAAACCTTTATAAGGATAAGGATAAGGATATAGATAAGGATATAGATAAAGATACAGATAAAGACAATGTCTTGTCACGACTATTTGAGATTTTTAAATCACCTGACTTTGCAAAAAACAAGATAGTGAAAGAATGGATAGTGTTGGATGAGTTCCAAAAGAAATATGCTTTGGAGAAAGCAGAAAAATATATCTTATGGGATAAGAGTAGAGGAAACGAATCAACCAATCTGATGTACTATCTCAAAGATAGAAAGTGGGAATGGGATTTGACAATACAGAAAAAAAATCATAAAATACCAAATGACCAATTACCAGATAGTCAAAAAATTTGGGTAGTGTAAAAAGAAAAAAGATGAAAAAGAAAATAGACGAATACGGAAACCCTTACATCTTCTCAACGGATAAGGGAATTGAGATGACTTGTATATCAATCATAAATTGTTTGAAAGATATTGAGACTAAACCAACATCTGATATTGCAAAATATCATTTAGCGGCAGAATACTATTTGGAGAATGCGCCTGATGACGCAATGATATTCAAGAGAAAACCTGATTTATCAAATGGAGATGATGCATCAGATGTAATGACTTGGATTAAACTATGTGTTAAAAAAATTGTAGATACGATTGGAATAAAAGAAACACACCTGAATGTAACACTCAAAGAAGGAAGGGAAAATAAGAACGGTGTAGGTTACAAAATAGGTTCAGATGGATGTATATACTCTCACAACATTTTATTACCTTATAGGTACCTTAAAACGAGCACAGAGGACTTTGAAAGAATACTTGACGACAATGACCTGTCATTTGACGAATTGACTTGTCAAAGACACTACAGAATCATAAGTGATATTAGAACTTGGATGTTCAAAGCAAAAAAGACATACCCATCAATAGAGTATGTCAGAGAAGAAAATCCATACAACAATTCTAAAACTGAAGAAACAGAATTCAAATTCACAAGACCGGTGGTGTCAAAGAAAATAAAAAGAATGTCAAACACAATCGATGTATTCCATATAATTGACTAAATCACCAAAGTAATTTATATTTATATATAAGTCAGAACGCTGACTCACAAATGACAAATCTGTTTTAGTTTATAGTTATTTTATTATTTTAACAACCACATCAAGTCTGCCAACAAGATGTGAAGTTTATTAGGAGGGGGGTAGGAAGTCATTTGTTCTATTGTGTAATCCAGTTCTATTTTTAGTTTGTATTCTACCCCCCAATTCCTATTCACTCAAATACAAATTATTTATAGTTATGATACCAGACGCATTACTCAAAGAATATTTCAACCTCACAAACGAAAGGAGAGATGAGATAATGGATGTTGTAGTTAAACAACTCATAAGTGCATATGATTTATTAAAAGAGACAACAGGTGAAGAGAATGCAAAGTTATCAGTTATGCACACACTCCATAAAGAATTAGAAAAGTCGATAGATGAAGAGAACTACGAATTCTCAGAAATCATAAACATATTGTTAACACACATGAAAGATGCCCTTGATTGAAAGAAAACCAACAGAACAAAGAACTCAATTCATCCAAAGATGTATGTCAGATAATAAAATGATTGCAGAGTTCCCTGATAATCGTCAAAGATATGCGGTGTGTATATCACAAGCAAAGAAGTAACATGGGATGCAATTGCAAAAACAATATGGTAAAAAGAGCCCGAGTAATTCTACATAACAGAAAATGGGAATCACTCAACGATGTGGAAAAAGGACAAATCGAAGGTCTATATCACAAACAACATCAGACCTACGGAACAGAGGAGGAAATAATAAATTGGTTAAATAAAAAATAACATGAGTACAGAACAAATTAAATCATTGGTCAGACACCTCTTAACAGCAATAGGTGTTTTCTTAACTATGTTCGGCATAGATAAACTTATACCGGTAGTAGAATACCTACAAGGGAACTTGGACGGACTATTTGCAGCAATAACCACATTGGTTGGTATTGTAATGACTATTCTCGGTTTCTTCAAAGATAAAGAGAGATGGGTAAAAGAGGAAGACCAAAAATAATAGTAGAAGATTTAGTAGAGAAAGGTATATGGCCTGAAGACTGGAAAGAGGTAATCTATGAGATGGGTAGAGAAGGAAAACAACACACCCACATCATGGAGAAATTCAACTTATCGAGAGAGACATTCTATAAACTAATCAAAAGAGATGTGAATTTTTCTGACGCCGTCAAGAAGGCAGAGGTATATGCTCAGAATTATTGGGTTGGTTTTATGAGAGAATCATTCATAAAAGGGGATTCCAAATCAATCAATTCCAACCTATGGTCACTGGTTATGAGAAACAGATTCAAAGACGATTGGTCAGACCGAAAAGAGATGGATGTAACAACACAAGGAGATAAGATAAACGACAATACCATAGATGTTAAGATAATCACCCCTGATGGAGATAAAGACGACTGAGATATATCAGATACTTGAAAACAATAGAGACAAAAGACTATTGTTGTTTCAAGGTTCTGCTCGTTCAGGGAAGACATGGAACATCTTAATATGGTTGGTTATACATCTACTTCAGAACCCAAACAAAACTCTCTCTATCGTAAGGAAAACACTACCAGCATTGAAGGGGTCAGTATTGAGAGACCTTAAGGAAATACTTGAGGAACTAAATCAATACGACCCCCAAAGGTGGAAGAAACAAGATGGATACTATGAGTTCCCCAATGGTTCGGTTATAGAATGGTTTTCCACAGACGAAGAACAAAAACTTAGAGGCCGAAAGCGCGAGATACTCTTTATCAACGAAGGTAACGAACTTACAAGAGATGATTATGTCCAACTGGCAATCAGAACCACAGGTCAGATTGTAATGGACTACAACCCAAGTGATATTGAGTCATACATCTATGACCTTATCGAAACAGAAGACAATTGTCTATTCCATAAATCGACATACAAAGACAATCCCTTCCTTACAGAAGAAATCATCAAAGAGATTGAATCACTTAAAGACAAAGACAAAAACTTATGGAGGGTATTCGGTTTAGGAGAAAGGGGAGTATCCACAACCAATGTATTCAATACATTCCACATCACCGATGAATTCCCCTTAGATGGTGGTAAAGTTATTAGAGCATTAGACTTCGGTTATCAAGACCCCACAGCACTTGTCGAATGTCGTGTCATTGACGACAAATTATACATAAAGGAATTACTTTATTTAAGGGGTCTTACAGCGGATGATTTGGTCTACAAGATACAAACCCTTAACATAGACCTTACAGACGATTTATGGTGTGATTCTGCTCGTCCTGAAATGATAGAAGACCTAAAGAGAAAGGGGGTAAATGCAAAACCTGTAAAGAAACATACCATCTTACATGGAATTGACTTAATCAAAAGACACAAAGTATACATTCACGAAGAATCGACTAATATTGTGGATGAGTTCAATTCCTATAAATGGAAGACGAACAAAGATGGTAAAACACTCGATGTTCCCATAGACGATAACAACCACTCCATTGACGCAATCAGATATTGTTTGGAGATGTTCAATAAACCAAAAACAACATACCACTTCTTATGATTTATAATGAAAATTGTTTGGATACGATGAGAAGGTTGGAGGACAATACAATAGACCTTGTATTGACTTCACCCCCTTATGATAATATGAGAAAGTATGGTGGAGGTAAGAATTATCATCAAAGGTTAAAAGACACAGGTTATTCATTTGAGTTTGAAGAAATAGCAAAAGAACTAACAAGGACACTAAAAGAAGGGGGAGTAATAATGTGGAATGTTCAAGACCAAACAATCAAAGGTTCAAGGACTGGTAATAGTATGAGACAAGCATTATACTTTATGGAAGAGTGTGGACTATTTTTACACGACCATCTTATTTGGTATAAGACAGGAACACCATTTCCGTCAATATACCGATACAGGAATGTATGGGAGAATATGTTTATATTCAGTAAAGGTAAACCAAATACATTCAACCCCATACTCAAAAAGAATAAGACAGGGGGAGCAAAAAGATTTAGTAGAAGAGAAAGAAACCATAATGGTGAGTTTGAAAGGGTAAACAGAACTATACAAGTAAAAGAGTATGGTATAGATGATAATGTATGGTATATATCTAATCAGTTCAAAAAGACAGACCAAAGAAGAATAGAGAGTCATCCAGCAATCATGCCAGAGGAAATTGCAATAAGACACATCAAGAGTTGGACTAATGAAGGTGATTTGGTATATGACCCGTTCAATGGTTCGGGGACAACAACCAAAATTGCAAAACAACTAAACAGAGAATATTTGGGTAGTGAACTAAACAAAGATTACTATGAAGCAAGTTTAAAACTTATGAACAATATACAAATGAAATTAATATGAAAATTGTATTAGATGAAAACGAATATGAGTTGGGTGAACTAACTCTAAACCAATGGAACAAGGTTAAAGAAATCAATATGTCAGAACAGAACCTTACTGACCCTGAGTTTATATCGTTGATGACAAACATACCCCTACAGGAAATAAAACAAGCCACGATACCTCAAATAGGTTTTGTTGCAAAGGTATTGGAGTCATGGTTTAGCAATACCACACAACAGAAACCCCTTAGACAACTTGTCGAATACAAAGGTGAGATGTTGGGACTTACACAACCATCACAAATGTCATGGGGTGAATGGACAGACCTTGAGGTTCTATTCTCACAAGAACAGAAGAACCTAAAACATATATGTGCAATTCTGTATAGACCTTGTAACACATTCTCTGTAGAAACCTTAGATAGAACCATCGTCAAATACGACTATGAAGAGTGTTTAGAAAGAAGTAAAGATATGGGGGACTTCCCAATGTCAGTGATATATTCATCTGTTTTTTTTTTCATAAATTACGCGAAGACACTTACAAACAAGCAGAAGGACTCTATGGAAGTCAAGAAGAAGAAGATGAGGGAGTTGCTCCGCCAGACGAAAGGTCACACGAAGAAAAACTAAAAGACCTAACTGACTTTTACTACAACACCTATATGATTCTATCTAAAGAAGACCCCCTAAAGATAGATGATGTATTAAACCTTTCTCTTCAGGAAGCCCTCACCTATTTATTGTATAAGATTAATAAATGGAAGCGAGAAAAAGAGGAAATGGAAAAGGCTCGCAAAAAAACCCGTAGATAATGAATAATTTCAAATCCATCATAGATAGTTTTTCAGGTTTCTCTGAACAACACCCCGTAATCAAAACATTTACATTTGGTCAAATGTCTGATGTGGGTCAAGATGAGGAATTGTTGGACTTTCCTCTAATGCACATTGTCCCCTTACCTTCAACGATAAATGACACATACACAGACTTCAACTTCAATGTTATATTCGCATCTATGTTGGATGACATTCAAGATAACAACATTGACATTGTCGAGACATGTCACCTTATACTTCAGGACTTCATAGAGTACTATATAAACCAACGAAAAGACTTTGACTTCTTCTTGGTCACACCCGTTACATTCAGTCCATTCTTGGACAGATTTTCAATCTATGTTGCAGGTGTCGAAGCACAGATTACCTTAAGGGTTGAAGGAACATATTGTTTATAATGGAAGAGTTACTACAAGAATTAGCAAACTTTACTGAAGGTTGGATTAAAGACCAACTAAGAAACAGAAAGTTTGAAAGACCCAATAAGATAGGGGGTATCATCAACCCCTCACCAAGACGATTACAAGGAACAGGTCAATTAGAACAATCTGTGGAAGTAAGAGTCGACGATGGTGATATTCTTGTATTAATGGACTTCTATGGTGCAGACATTCTATTTGGTGAAGGTAGAAGAGCCGGAGCAAAACAACCCCCCTCAAATAAGATTAGGAGTTGGGCACAGATTGCAATACCAGGTTTTGTTAACTTAAGTGAGTCAAAACAAAAAGGTATCGCATTTGTCATAGCCAGAAACATTGGACAGAGAGGTATAGGTGCATTGAACCTATTTAACTTATATGATGAGGAAGTTTTTGACGAGTTCCAAACAATAATAAACGAATTACTTGAACGAGATGATTTTAAAGGGTTAGGTCTAAACATAGACGACCTGTTAGATAAAATCGTATTGTTGAGTAAAGACAATTTTGAATTGACAGTAGAATGAGTATTAGTTCATTAAATATACCGAATAAGTATTCACCAGCATATGGTAATATTGTATTCCAAGTTCAATCGTCAAACCAATCTACTAAGTATAAGTTCAGATATGTATTTGATGTTTTTATCAATGATGTAAAGATTGCAAGATTAAAGGTGACCCCACAGAATCAGAGTTGGGGACAAGTAGATATTGCAAGGGTATTACAAAATTATGTTAAATCATCACCCGTCAATCAAGGGTCAACAAATCAAAACGAACCTATATCAAAAGCAAATTGGGGATGGTTAGATGAAGATTGGTTACAATATGAAGTATATATCGGTGAAGAATATGCAAACGCTCCTACAGAAGAACCAATACTATATAATGGATTGGGGACACAAGGAGACCCCGAATACCAACCAACCGAATATAGATATGTGTTTAACGGAATCAAAGAATGGAACGATGGAAAGAACTATAACCTTTCCCCATTCTATCTAAACACCACAGACCTACCAGGTCAATATGATTATAATGCTGATGACCATAGGTTCTTAACCAATGCACCGAGAATACAATATGTAAGAGAAGGTGACTATCAGACCTTATCAGCACTTAACTTCAACAATGTGGAGGACTATTCCACATCTGACCCAATCTATGCTGCTGTGTTTGAGTTCTTCGACGAAGGTAATAACTTATTGACAACAGGTATCACACATAACCTCATCGTAAATGGGGGATGGAGATATGACTGTTCAGGTAATACTGATGCACAAGTTGTATATACTGACTTCTATAAGAAATACATTTCATATGTAGGAGTCGGTCAACCTAACCTTGTGGATATGGGTATCGGTGTTCCCCCAACAGCAAAATATTGGAGGGTGAGTTTACATAAGTCAAATAATACTGCAGTACCTCCGACACCGACACCAAGTACAAGTGTTCAACCCACCCCCACACCGAGTCCGACAAGTTTACCTGACCCAACGGTACCAGTACCTGCGTCAGTTACTCCCACACCGAGTATCACTCCGACACCAAGTAATACCCCACCATATGATTGTGTTGTTGGATGTGCAAGATATTGTATCTACAACTATAGTAAGACACAATCACTCAACATCACTTATGTGGAATGTGAGACAGGTCTATCAAGAAGTTATAGTGTAGGAACAGAAAGTTCAGTCTGTTTCTGTACTTGTGGTCAACCACAAAGAGTCGGAGGTTCTACGAACTACGCAATCATAAACGAAGGAGCATGTAGATAAGAAAATGGCAACACCAAATTATACAAGATTTATAGCACTAAACAGATGTACAGGAAAATCATCGACCTTTCAAAACAACTATGGTTTTGGATTTGGGTCAGTTGGTGAGTTCTTCTGTTTTAATTTCGAGGTTTATGAAATAACTTCATTAGGAGGTGCTGGTACGACACAAGTAGATATTGCAACATTCTATGCAACATATGCATTGGCATATGCTGTATGTCCTTGTGTGTTAGAACCAGGCCTTGAAGAAGATTGTCAGACCACATCAAGAATATCAGAATACTTCTATTTCTATTTGGACGATAATTGTTCTGTTGGTGACCAACAAGTTATGTTCCTCAATCAATATGGGGCTTACGATTATTATAACTTCCGAGCAAGAGAAGATGTGGGTTATGATGTAAACAAACAAGAGTTTAAACAATCACCCCCCTTATATCAAGACGGATGGACTGAGTTAACATACTATGGTTGGAATTCAGAAACAAAGGTATGGGACAATACGCAATCTAAAACAGGAATCTTACATACAGGGTATATCCCAAAGTCAGATGCTGATTGGTTGACAGAAGAGTTATTAAGAAGTCCAAGAGTATATCTTGTCGATAGTGAAGGTGACCTATACCCGATTATATTAACGAACTCAGAAGTCATAAAACCAAACTTACAGATACCTGGTCAGGTTGATGTTGTAATTGAATATAAAGGGGGTTATCCCGAAGTAAGACAGAATAACTAATGGTTCAATTATTAGTAAGAGAAAGAACACCCATAAGGTTAGGTGAATCAGGAAATGATTGGGTCAATTTAGACCTTGACAAGAATATTGCAATATCATTAAATCGTTCCATAGAAGAGATTGAAGATATTACACAACGAAGAGCAGGGTTCTCAAAGACATTCACATTACCTGGTACAGATGTAAACGAAGCATTCTTCAAAAATGCATTCGATGTTAATGTCACAGATTTCAACTCATCACTCCTTGTCGATTGTGTTATTCAATCAGGGGGTGGTGATATATTCAATGGTACGATGAGGTTGAATAAGATTCAGGTTACCCCCAATGGTGTGTTCTATGAGGTTTATATCTTGGAGGAGGTTAGTTCGTTATCCACATCATTACAATCATTCAGTCTATGTGATTTGGATTATACTGATGTTGACCATGAGGTTGACTATGACAATATTGTATCTACATGGGATTTCTCAGGTGGTTCATATACTAACTATTCAGGTATTGTAGGTAGAGTATTATATCCATTATGTAATACAGGTTATGACACTGAAATCGGTTTTGGTAGATGGGACTTCGGTACATCAGGACTTACCAACTCAGGGACACCCCTTACCGTAGGTCAATTCAAGCCATGGTTCAATGTAAAGTATTTGTTGGATAAGGTATTCAGTGATGCTGGTTTTACATATAACTCAGAGTTCTTCGAATCAGACTACTTCAAGAGTTTATTTGTATTGGGTGGGTCAAACAATACCTCATCAACTGCAACGATAGGTGATAGACCTGAAAACCAAAACTTCTTTAGAGTTTCTTATGAGGGGACACCATATATCTACCCTCCACCTGATGTAATCAATGCATATGAATATATTGTATATAACACAATAGAGTATGACTATCTACAACAATATACTGTTAGTGGTTTCCCTGATACCGGTGCAGGAACAGGACAAAACCATTACTTAGTTCCTTTGGATGGTACATATCAATTCAGACTACAACAAACGATGTATTTGAGTGGTGTGGTATATGCTCCCACATATATCAATATTGTATTAAGAGACATTGACTCAGGTACAATAATTGACGACATACAGAATGTTGTTATACCAGCAGGTTCACCAAATACATATGACTTTCTATTGAGTGGTTCACTGACAAAAGGTCAGAGAGTTGCAATACAATTCAATAGGGTAACAACAGCCGGTGACCCCTATAACAATATAGGGTTTAACCAAGAGGGTTCATTCTATGAATCATTTGTTTCACCAAGTATCATTTCAACATTGGGTGATATAAAAGTTTCTGATAACTTGATGTGTATGACAGGTCTTGATTTCTTTAGAAATATTGTGACCTTGTTTAACCTTACAACTATTGTCGATGGACAAAACAATTTCCTTATTGAACCATTTGTCAATTATTTAAGTACAAGTTCAGGGACAACATTAGATTGGTCGAACAAATTAGACCATTCACAGAGTTATGAGATAGAGCCATTGGACTATAGTCTCAACCAACAACTGAATTTTAAATATACTTTAGGTAGTGATTTTCTATCACAAAGATATTATGAGAACTATGACAAAATATTTGGTGAGTTGACATATGAGAAACAATCACAATTACTTACTGGTGAATTAGATGTTGCTGTGACATTTGAATCTATGCCTTGTCAATCTGTTGGTGACTCAGGGACTACTATGGTTGTCCCCTCATTATTTAAGAGAGAACCTGAAGCAGAGATACAAGACCAACCCGTTTCTAATGGTATGAAAATCGGTTTCTATTGTGGACAAGTACCTTTCTATACCGCATCTACCGATACTTCACTGGCGACCTATTATATTCAGTCAGGGGGTACAGATAGTATATCACATAACTACTACCCCGCAATCAATCACTTGTCATTGTTGACAAATGACACAACTGATGAGTTCTCTGATTTAAACTTCCAACCAACATGGGATTTCTTTAAGTCAAAAGCAGATTTTGAGATATATACATCAAACAATGTGTATAGACAATTCTATAAACAATATTTGGATATATTGTATTCAGACGATGCAAGACTCTTTACGGGAACATTTAAGTTGACACCTGAAGATATGTCCACAATAAACTTTAATGACACTGTATACTTCTTAAATGCAGCATGGAGGTTATATGAGATGAGTGATGCAGATATTACTAATGAGAATATGGTATCATGTACATTCATCAAAGAACCTTATGAATTGGGTGAGATAGATTTGGTTGCACCTGATTATACAAAACAAAACACACCACGACCCCCCACACCGACACCGACTCCACCCGCATGTATATCACATGAATGTTATACTTCACTTAACCAATCATCAGTTTGTGATGGTGAAGCAACGATAAACACATTACACTCAAATTGTTCTACAATAACTGCAGGTTGTCAGGTATATTCTGATAGTAGTTGTTCTGTTCCATTGAGTGCTGGTAGATTCTTATTACCAACAGACCAATACCCCTCAATCAATGTCTATGTGGTCATCGATAGTAATGGTACTGTTGCAACAAGTAAGTGTTCTTAAACAAAAAAACTATTTATCCATATGGCAAAGACATTAGCAATAAAAGTTCAGTTTGAATCCACAGGTGAAGAAAAAGTCATCAAGAATATCGATGAACTTGAAAAAGCAATTGAAGATTTATCGGAAGAGATAAAAACCTTAGACTTCGGTTCTGAAGAGTATGACAAAGCCGCAGGTAACCTTGCAAAACTCAAAGCAGGACTCAGAGATGTGGATAAAGAAATAGAGGGGTTGGATACCGAACAAAGGTTATCCGCTCTTGCTGGTGCAACAGAACTTGTTGCAGGTTCATTCCTCATTGCATCATCAGCCGCAAGAACCTTCGGAGCCAGTGCAGAAAGTATTGAAGAGGTAGAAAAGTTGGAAGCACAAGCACTTGAAGCAGTAAACATCGCATTGGGTGTTAGAGCGGTTGCTGAAGGTTTGGTTCAAGCACAACAACTTAAGAGACTCGCAGCAGATGTTGCAACTAATGTTCAAACAAAAATTGCAACAGGTCTACAAGCCGCATACACCGCAGTAGTAGGAACATCAACAGGTGCACTCAAAGCATTTAGACTTGCATTAGCATCGACAGGTATTGGACTTATTGTTGTTGCTTTAGGTGCTCTAATAGCAAATTGGGATAAGTTAACAAAATCTATTGGTGGTGCAAGTGATGCACAAGACGCATTCAATGACATTAACGAAGAAGCACAGAAGAGTATCGCTAAGACAAGTGTTGAACTTGACTTCTATGCTGGTATTGTAAACGATGTTAGTAAGAGTGAAGAAGAGAGGGTTCAAGCACTTGAAAAACTCAATGAATTGGGGGTTATAACAGAAGATATAACATTAGACCAAGCAGATGCATTGGAGACCCTAAATGAAAGGTTAGAACTTGCAAGAGAGAACATCTTACTTAAGGCTCAGGCTGAAGCCGCAGCATCACTATTGTCACAAGCATTTGAGGCACAGATTGAAGCACAAAACTCAAGTTTGGAAGACAACCTCACCTTCTTTGACCAACTCATTAACTCATTCACATCATTCGGTAATTCATATGTGTTCTTACAACAAAATGCAACAGACGCATTGGAGAACCAACAAGAAGCGATAGAGACCACTGGTAAGGAAGTAACCAAGTTCCAAGAGATATACTTGTCTATACTTGAGAAGTTAAATGCAAGTGAAGCAAAACTCTCTAAGACAAGGGAAGAATCAGATAAGAAGACAAAGACACGAAATAAACAAAAAGAAGAAAGAAACAAGTTAGATGAAGATTATACAAAGATTCTTAACGACATTGCTCGAAGTACAGAAAAAGCAAGAAAAGAAATTGAACTCCTTGCAGTTGCAGAAAGAGACGAAGTTGCGGTTATTGAAGGAGCAAATAAAATCCTTGAAAAACAGAATGAACTCCTTGAAGAAAGATTAGGGATATTGGGTACAACACAAGGTGAGACAGAAGACTTTGCTGACTCATTGGATAGGTTGTTAAGACCCGACCAAGTCCCCGATAGTATTATTGAACTTCGAGATATATTCAACGATTTATTAGAAACCATCAATGAAGAAGGTGGTATGATAAGTGGTGCAGTAGTTGACGATGGTGTGACAACTATTATTGCTGAAGCCAATACTGAGGCTGAGAAATTAGCATTACTATTGGAAAAGTTAGACCAAGTTGACCCCTCACTATTAGATGAAGAACAAAGACAGATTCTGATTGACTTCTATGACAACCAAGTTCGTATAGACGACCTACAAAAAGATTTCAACAAGAAGTTGGATGAAGAGATTGTCAAACTATCTGAAGCACAAGGTATATTGACAGAACAACTTGCAAATGAAGAAATCACATTTGAGGTTTACACAGAACAACTCAAGGAACTACAAAAACAACTTGACCTAAGAAACGACTTATACTCAAGAGAGGTAGATTTCAACCTACTACTCAAAGATATATTAAGGATACAAGATACTGCTGTTGATAGGGGACTCTCAACGATAGCACAACAAGAAGAAATCAATAACCTTGTTGCAAACCGATTGTTTGGTGTGGAGAGTGTAAACGACCTTCAAGAAGACCAACTTGCACTTGTTGAACAAACGACAACAGCATTGTTAGACCAAACCAAAGTTTATGACCAAGTTAAGACTGTAAACGAACAGTTGTTGGCATTGAATGTCAAAATCAATGAGAATCTTACAGAACAAAACCAAAAGTTATCTGAGGCTCAGTTTGAACAACTACAAGAGTTTGTTAAAGCAAACAAAGATAAGATAGGTGAGATTAAGAAGTTCTTTGAAACAGCAACAGAAGAGAACTCAAACCTTACACAAGAACAGATTGAAAATATCAACACACTTATCGATGGTATTGAAACAGAGAACTTGGCTGGTAAAATCAATGAACTTGCATCAAAAATTGTGGGTATCTTCAATGACATTACAGGTCAGATACAAGGTATCATATCAGATTCCATTTCATTACAATTAGAATCCCTCGATTACTACACAGAACAAGCATTGGCTCAAGTGGGTGATGAAACAGAGAAACAAAGAGCGATACAAGAAGAGATTAGAGCAAAAGCAGAGAAAGACAGGTTTGAACTCAATAAGAAAGCGAGACTTACAGACCTACAATTCTCACTTGCATCGACAATAGCAAATGGTGCACAAGCAGCCATCAATGCAATTGCAACTGTACCCGCACCAGGTGGTCAGATATTAGCAGGTATATATGGTATTCTTACAGGTGCTCAACTTGCAATTATTAACGACCAAATAGGGTTCGTTAAATCAACTCAATTCCAAGCAAGAAGGGGTGGACTCATTATGGGTGATTCACACGAATATGGAGGTGTTATTGCAAGAAATGGACTTGAATTAGAAGGAGGTGAGGCTATTATTAACAGGAATGCCGTATCTCAGTTTGGTGACCTATTGTCACAGATTAATTTATCTACAGGTGGTAGAGCATTGTCAGGTAATGACTCAGACATTGCACAAGAGATAAGACAACAGAACCAACGACCCATTAAAACATATGTATTGTATGATGACATACAGAACACAAACAAAATAAACTCCAAGTTGGAACAAATCAGTAGATTATGAGCGATTTTAAAATCATAGAATTATATATAACAGAAGAAGATGATGGAAGTGGAGTTGAGGCTTTATCCCTTGTGGAAAACCCCGCACATCACTACCATTGGGAAATATTTGACGACCAATCACAATGTGGTGAAGAATGTCAATTAACACAACACTTCTCAGATAAGGGTGAAGAACTAAACTACTTCTTTTCAAATACCGAAGGGTTCAAAGTAGAAGACCTTACAGAAGAGGAGTTCTACACAATTAACTCAAATCCAAAAGCAATCGATACAGGTGATGGATTGAATGGTGAGGTGGTTAGATACTACTACGCTGTAGATGTTGGATTGGGGGCT